CTGGTGCACGATCGGTGCGGACAGTCAAGCTAGCGATGAATCTGGTTTCATGATGCAGATTGTCACAGGCAAAACATTTAAGAACGGACCTACGCTAATCGCAGGTGCAGGTGCGGTGCGTGGAATTAACATACTTCAATTTGGTTGGTCAGCACCTCGCTACACCGGCAGGTCTACAGACGAATACATGACAAAGATATTTATACCTAGCATGCGGCAGGCGTTTATTAAATCTGGATACGACATGAAGGACGACGGAGACGTAGCATACAACGATAACAACTTCATCGTTGCGGTTAAGGGAAGTCTTTATAGCATTGCCGAGGATTACTCCTGGGAAAGATGCAAGCGTGGACTTTACGTTGCCGGTTCAGGAGGCAAGTATGCTCTTGGAGCTCTCGGAGCTCTACAGGCTGAAAAAGCTAAGAATGTCGAGGAGGCTGAGAAGCTGCTGCGAAAGGCAATTGAGGTTTCTATACGGTGGGATGCCTACTCAGGTGGAGAGATAACTATCATGTCTCAGAGAGGCTAGAAAACCTGATATAATAGACCTATTAAGTGACGAAAGGACAAATTATGGACGTAAAAAACATGACGTACGTAGTTCAAACACCTACCTGCCGACTTTGCAACAAAACCGGTACGGTTGAGATTCCAGCCGATGGTTTCTTTAAGTGGAACTTTGGCATGTTAATTCAAGACGCGCTACCTGATTTGGACAAATCACTACGAGAACAAATGATGACCGGAACTCACCCGAGTTGCTGGGAACTAATCATGCACGATGAAGAGGACAACGAGTAATGGAAATTGTAGAGGACAAAAACTTATACGCACCAGTTCACGATATTGGCTGGGACTTCCCCCTATGGAGTGAGATCCTCCCAGGTTTATGGCTTGGTGGTACGGATGACAATGACACGATTGAAACCGGTGTCAATGCGTACTTGCCACGTGTAATTACAAAGAATGAATTTGATACGGTGGTCACACTTTACTCATGGGCTCAACCTGTTGACTGGTTGGTCGAGGAGGCACGCTATGGATTCTACGATTCAGAGATCAGTCACATCGATTTTGATGCGGTTGAGAGAGCTGCAGAGTTTGCGTACAACGCCTGGAAGTCTGGTAAGCGTGTGTTAGTTCGCTGTCAGGCTGGAATAAATCGCTCAGGTCTTGTCATGGCTCATGTTCTGATGAAGGACGGATACACGGCAAAGGGCGCGATAAATCTTATGCGGGAAAAAAGAAGTAAGGCTGTTTTATTAAACAACCACTTCGTTGATTATTTAGTTATGTCCGAGGAGGTACCTAGTGCAAGATAAGATACATGTAGCGTATGACGACGTGTACCTTGATTGGAAGCTAGGTGGTAGGACAACAGATTCACATCCTACTAATCCTGTGCGTGCCAAGTACGCGACGCAACTTCTTTCTAACGATCATGAGCTTGTTATCGTAAAACCAGATATTCAAGAAGGCGATCGAGCTAGAGTTGAATCTATCCACGACAAGGACTATGTTTCTAGAGTTCTTGACGATGGCCATTGCGGCGAGTGGTACCCAGACCAGGTTGAGCTTGGAAAGGTTGCCCTTCACATGTTTGCCGGAACAGTTCGGTTAACAGAGAAGATGATTGCCGACGAGCTAAGGATTGGCTTTAATCCTCAAGGAGCTAAGCATCACGCTCAGTACGATCACAGCTCTGGGTTCTGCGTGTTTAACGACATGGCTTGGGCCGCAAAGGAATTTCAGAAAAATGGCATGAAGGTTATGTACATTGACTGGGACGCACATCACGGCGATGGCGTTGAAAACCTTTTGGCAGATGATCCTGATCTTGTGACGTGTTCTATTCACGACTCGGCTATCTTCCCTGGCACAGGACTAAAAGGTCACTCGCCGAAAAAAGGAATATACAACTGGGCACTTGATCCAGCCAGCGGTGACGATACCTTCATGGCTGCCATGGGTGAGATTGAAACACTTGCCGATAAGATCAAGCCGGACGTAGTTCTGCTAGCTACCGGAGCCGATGCACATCGCACCGATCCGCTGTCTACGCTTAACTTTGATTACTACGGATATGACTTTGCGGCTCGCACTGTTGGCCGAATTGCATCTTCCTACTCTCAAGGAAGAGTGCTCATCGGAGGAGCTGGTGGATACCAGCCGTTCGATCATACTCCTGCGATCTGGGCAAAGGTCGTAGACGCGATCTATGAGGAGGTTTCACTTTTCGCAAGAAAGTGATACAGTATTACTAACCGCAAGGTCCGTTCGTACCTACGCGGGGGTCTCCTTGGTGAGCCTCCAATCCCACCAGGTTGAGACATCCTTTAGGAGTAGAAGCTAGGCGACCTATCCGCCTAGCTTTTACTTTTTTAATGTACTATAGTACACATGGCAAAGAGCATGATGGAAAAGTTAGCTCTCCTCTCAGAGGAGGAGAAGCAGGCCGTGCTTGCAGGATTCGATGCCGATCAACTTCTTTGGGACTGGTCCGTGTGGGGTCGGCCTGAACAGCAGGCACCTGAGGGCGATTGGTCAATCTGGCTTTACATGGCTGGTCGCGGAGCTGGTAAGACTCGCACTGCAGCCGAGTGGGTAAGAACGGAAGCGCGCGATTCAAGCAAAGGACAGAAGCGCTTTGCACTCGTAGCTCGAACTGCCGCTGACGTACGTGACGTTATCGTTGAGGGCGAGTCAGGAATCATTAACGTGACTCCTCCTAGCGAGCGTCCGTTGTACGAACCGTCAAAGCGAAGACTAACCTGGCCAAACGGAAACACCGCTACGTGCTTCACGGCTGATGAGCCGGACTCCCTCCGCGGTCCACAATTTACACACGCGTGGGGTGATGAGGTTGCTGCATGGCGCCAAACTCCCGATGCGGCAGGTATGACCGCGTTTGATAACTTACGTGTTGGAACTCGTCTTGGAGCTAATCCAAAGATCATGGTTACGACGACTCCTAAGCGTGTTCCCCTTCTATACCAACTCATGGCTGAGGCGACCAAGACAGGGCGTGTGGTAATTACACGTGGTTCAACCATGGACAACACCGGAAATCTTTCTAAAACCTATCTAGACGCCATTCTTGGCGTGTACGAGGGTACTCGTCTAGCGAGTCAGGAGCTATACGGCGAGATGCTATCTGACGTCGAGGGAGCTCTGTGGACTCAGGAACTTATTGATAAGGGACGTGACATGCAGTATCCGATCGGAACTCCGTTACGTTGCATCGGCGTTGACCCTTCTGTAGCTGAAAATCCCCGAGATGAATGCGGTATCGTTGTCGTAGCCTCAACCGGCGAACGAGATCTTTATAAGCGTCAGAGCTGGGTACTTGAGGATGCGTCCATTCATGGTTCACCCGAGGTGTGGGCAAACCGAGTAGTTCAGATGGCTCGCAAGTGGGGCTGTCCTGTTGTGGCTGAGGTTAACCAAGGTGGCGCGCTTGTTCGCAACGCCATTAACACGATTGACCCAACGGTAAAGGTTCTTGAGGTACACTCCAAGTACGGCAAGGCACTTCGTGCCGAGCCGATAACCCTTGCCTATGAGCAAACCCGCGTTCACCACGTGGGCTACCTTGGAGACCTAGAGTCTCAGATGTGCGCGTGGATTCCCGGTGAGGGCAAGTCCCCCGACCGAGTAGACGCGCTGGTCCATGCCCTTACGGCGCTGCTGATCAAGCCTCCCGCCGGATTCATGGGTGGAAAGATCAAGGCTAAGTCTCCAGCTCATAGAAGAATCCCGAGTTTCAGGGGCAAAGGTGGTTTCTCCGTCAGGTAGAACCTGATATAATTGACCTAATGACAAATAAAAACATAAAGGTAGTAAATACACATAACCTGAAAAGGTTAATTGAAACTGCCGAGGTACTTGGGTTAAACCAGTATCCCGACATAAAGAAACTCAACCTCGATGCAGCTGGGTTTCACGTTCTAGAGCTAGTGCTCTTCGACCACCAAGGATTCACGAATCGTGACGTCACACACCATCGCGTAAGGGTGATGGCGCACGTATGGCAACCGCATAATGAGGAATTAACTCCTGCGGTGTTTCTACTTGATGTCCGTGCGGAGGATTGGGACTCGATGATTGACGTTGAGTCGTTTAGCCGTTCCTTAGAGGAAATCAACACATTTAAGGGGCATCCCCTAAGAGTTTCCTGATCTACCTGATATAATTAACCATCAACCGATTGGAGATCCTGATGGCTAGGTACGAGGCTGGAAATCAAACACGATACATGTATACCTTCTACGGTATGGCACCTGTATTTCAATATTGCCGTAGCTATGGCGAGGCTGCCTCATGGGCGGAAACCTACGCAAACTCAGTATCATTCACCGGTGGGCTTAAGTGGTGGGGAGTTGCCAAGTGAGTTCAGTGTCTATCTGGTGCCGCGGACCTGCGGTACGTTGGTCCACGCTTGCCGGAATTGAGCGTCTGGCAATTGTCTTCCGCAAAAATCCTGATGACCCAAATCCAGTACTACTGGAGAGTATAGCCAACAATTTTGGCGAGTGTGGACTACAACTCGTCGAGCTTGACCTGTCCGACCTAGACGACATCTGGCCGGATGTGTGTCCTGTATGCGGAACCGACGGAAACTGGGACATGGAAGGTTTCTATAAAACCTACCCACAATACAAGAGTTCTACCCCGGAAGAGCAATCTTCTTGATATAATTATCCCAAGGACAAAACGACGAAAGGAGTTGCAAAGTGAACAACTACGCAACCTACACACTTGAACTGGAGGCAGATGACTTCTACGACCAGTCATACCACCTTTACCAACAAGTAACTGAGCAAGAAAACATGGAGCACGAAGGTTTAATCTATCTATTCAAAGAGTGGCTAGATCTAGTGGGTCCAAGTGACTTTGGAAACGACGAAGGACTAGAAGGAGTATTCGCCTGAGTACAGGATCTACCTGATATAATTAATCCAAGGACAAAACGACGAAAGGACTTCCCCATGAAAATCAAGATAAATAACTTTAGAGGTTATCGGTACCGTAGGTACGCGGTTGCAATGAAGTTCGTTGCCACTGCCTGGGTTATCTACTCAGCGATGTTCTTCTTTGCAGGTGAAAGTTTACTAACGTTCGTTGGCGCATTGCTAACTGGAGTTCTGGGATTCTTCCCAGCCATGTTTCTTGCGGCAGCAATGGATGACATTGCGAACACCGAGTTCGCAAACCGAAAATAGGGAGATAGCCATGGAATCACTGGAACCATTGTTTAGTATTGATACCTACGATAAGTTTCTATCGATCTACGTAAGAGATCTGATAGCACTTGACGTAAACATGTTTTTACTTCTTGCGGTTGCCTTGGTCGGCATCGCCGTAAAGATCTACCGCTACAGGAAGGACACCATCAAGGTCGAACCCTTGCTTGGCGTCGTAGGTCCAAGAAAAAAGAAATAAGGAGTAAATATGAAAACTACAAGAGACACATCTAAAGAAATCGTGGCAAGTGAGTGTAAGTGTATCGTTTATCATCCGCCTGTAGGTGGAACACACTGGATACAGCTGGTCCGCGAGTTCAAGCAAACAGGAAATATTCTAATCGGATATCAAGTGTGGGGTAAATGCGAGGCAAGAGATGAAGAACAACTTCAGCCTGGTGAACTCATGTGGGGTCCGCAACTTGCCGGAAAGGTAAGGGAATATAAAGATGAGGATTTACAAGAAGAGGAATAAGGAATATATTCTTCCCAAGGACGAATACGGAGGACCAACATGCTAGGCACAAACCAGCGCGAACAACGCTACGTCTATGATGCCTGTTTCTTGTGCGGTGACGCAAACGTACTCGTCTACCAACTTGATGAGAAGCTTATGTGTGCTAGTGACTATAAAAAGTTAACTGCAAACATTCGGTTCGTACAACACTGCGATCAGTGTGATAGTCCAAGTGCTGTTCGGGATCCTTCTCACCGGCGCAACGAGTATCTATGCGGTTCATGTCACGAGAAGAATGGGTTTCTAGTTAGAACAAGTATCACCAAGAGAGCTCTCGTATCTCTTGCCTCGATCCTGAGGAAGACCGAGAAGATCGAGTGCTACGCCGCTAACTACGGAACCGAGTGTGATAACAACCTAAAACCTAGGTCCGCCTGGGGCGGAAAGATACTATGTAACAAGCATGGTAAAACTCCTCCTAAGCCGGAAAAAGGTAAGAAATCTTGAGCAGTACCACTTTGCTCAATACGACAGGTGAGCTAATCGCGCGTTCACCTGCCTAGCTATTACAGCGCGAAAATAAAGAAACTACGAAAGGAAGACCAGTGTCAACAATTACACCTACGCAGGCTGCGTCACTGTACACATCGGGTAAGTCCGTGGTGGAGGTAGCCCAGGAGCTTGGAATTACATACGGTAAGGCCCGTAAGCTAATACAAGAATCAGGCACCGATATCCGCAACACCTCCGATAGACTTAAGGGTAAGACCCGAAAGGCTAAGTAATGAATAATCTGCTACTTGTCCTGCGGGAGCTAGCCTGGCCAGCCATAATCTCGGCTGGGTCATCTAGTATCGCCGTGTTGGTGGCACTCAGTTCCCCTGAGAAGGGTACCTTGATCCTAGCCCTAGGGTTAGCCTCGGTATCATCGGCGTTGCTGGCTCTAAGGAGCTAGGACCCAACATATTTGGAGAAATGGGCATCTACGGGTGCCTATTTCACCTTTGCTATGGTATAGTTATACCCAATGGGCAAACAGCCCAACTACGGAGAGACGGAGGACCGACATTGTCATCCCTTCTTATCTCCGGCCCTATGCAAGCGGTAGAGGACAGGCGCAAGCTTGAGAAGCATAGAGGTAGCAAGAAGCTTGGCAGAAACTTGCCAGGTTGTCCCATCCCTAACCTAAGGAGGCGAACTAGCGTTGCAAATCACAATACGTGGAATAGCAATGTCGACAGCGGCCTATATTACGGCACTAACGATCGGCGTGTTCATGGTAGTAAACATGAACGCAAGCTCGGCATCAGTACAACTTACGGATACACTTCCTACCCCTACGGTAGTAGCTGATCCGCTAGTTAAATATAAGGGAGCTAAAACTCTCGACAATGACCAACTCATCGAGCTTCTCGATGCGGTGGGCTTCAAGGGCAAGCAATTAAAGGTTGCCTGGGCGGTGACCAAGAAGGAATCAGGTGGTCGTCCTGTTGCTCACAACGATAACACCGGCACCGGTGATAACTCATACGGGCTGTTTCAGATCAACATGATCGGAGACCTCGGTGCGGCACGGCGTGACAAGTTCAACATAACAACCAACGACCAGCTCTTTGACCCTGTCACAAACGCACAGATC